ATGCCTCTTCCATACAAAGGACCTGATCAAGTCTTAATGCAACTTTTAGGTTTCTGTGTTGATGCAGGAAAACAATTTGCTGCAGTAGCTGACATGCAAATGTCAGAGATAGGTAGTTCACAAACTCCTGTTGGAACAACAATGGCACTAATGGAACGCGGCACAAAAGTCATGTCTGCTGTTCATAAAAGATTGCACTACGCTCAAAAGAAAGAATTCAAATTACTAGCTAAGATATTTAAATTAGTCTTGCCTCCTGTCTATCCTTACAACGTGACTGGTGGCCCAAGACAAATTAAGATGAAGGACTTTGATGACAGTATAGACATCTTACCTGTATCAGATCCAAACATCTTTTCTATGTCACAACGTGTGACCTTAGCACAAAACCAATTACAACTTGCTCAAGCAGCACCTCAAATGCACAATCTGTATGAAGCTTATAGAAGAATGTATATTGCTTTAGGTGTCAAAGATGTTGAACAAGTTTTACCTTTACCAAAAGGTCCAGAGCCACAAGATCCTGCTATTGAACATAGTGTTGTACTAATGGGTCAACAACTCAAAGCTTTTCCACAACAAAATCACGAACTTCATATTAAAGCACATAGATTATTTTTATCTTCCGTTCTAGTAAAATCAAATCCTATGGCTGTTGTAAATTTAGTTTCTCACATTAATCAACATGTTTCTTTTTTAGCTACCATGACAGTAGATCAAGCTTTAGTTGGTGAAGCAGAAAAATTAAGACAAGAATTTGGAGAACAAATACCACCAGAAAAAATTATGGAATTACAATCTCAAAGACCTATGCTTATAGATACTGAGATTGTTAAGATTACAGAACAAATGGTGCTTGAAGAAGCTGAATCTATGCAAGATCAGAACATGGATCCTCTTGTTTTACTTAAACAACAAGAATTAGCACTCAGACAGCAAGATTTAGAGATGAAAGCGCAGTCTGAAGGTGAAAAACAAGGTCTAAGAGAGAATCAATTTGACTATAAACAAGATTTTGACGCTATGAAGCTACAAAAAGACTATGATTTAGCAGGTTTACGTGCAGATGTAGCTTTACAAAGAGCAAATACACCAAAAGGAGGTGAAAATGTTTAATTTATTAGTAGGTCCCCTATCAAGTTTGGTGGGAAACGCAGTAAAAGGCTTTGTTGAGACTAAAAAAGCAAAAGCAGACCTAGCTTTAACAGAAATAAAAGCTCAGAAGTCACTTAAAGAAGCTCAAATTGCGGGAACAATTGGGTGGGAGGCCAGTGCGGTCGATCAAATGAATGGTTCTTGGAAAGACGAGCTAATTTTAATATGCCTGTTGGTTCCAGCGGTAGCAGTATTCATCCCCGGATGGACTCCACACATTAAAGCAGGTTTTGAGGCACTACACTCCTTACCTGATTACTACAAACATCTTTTATACATAGCCTGTTCAGCAAGTTTTGGTATAAAGGGAGCAAAAGGGGCTATGGGCCTTATTACTAAGAAAGGTAAATAATGACAATACTAGAAAACGAACTACCTGATAATCTTTTAGGAAGCACATCAACTATAAAATTCACTTTAGATGACACAGGATATGTAAAAATTGAAAAAGACTTTACTACAGGTGGATGGGATGTGGATGTTACAGGAACAATCACTGATCCAGACGGAACAACTTGGCAAATGGAAGTAAAAACTTCTGCAGGTTCTGATCACAACAAATCAGGGGTAGCGACAGGACAATCAGAAGAATTCACACTTAAAACTAACTTTGATAAAACAACTGTAACCTTAAAACTTTGGGCTGAAAATGGTACTGCCTCTGCAGGAGCTGTTGGTCATATAAGTTTAAAATATTAGTGACAACGAAGTGTGTAAAATGCGATTGCATTTGCCACTGTGGTTCAACTTGTATGTGTGAATGTGCAGTATGTGAACATGAAAAAAAAGAAGCTAACAAAGACAGTCCCCCCGAAGAAGGGACCTACCCCACAAGGCTTGCAAATAAATTATAAAAAGATACAAATAGTTAAGACAAACAAATAAGGAACTTAACTATGAAACACGCCTACTTTAAGATACCTGGGTGGTTCAATTACTCCGAGACATATGACATCATTGTAGATGCAATACCAGAAGATGGTATTATTGTAGAAATTGGATCTTTTCTTGGTAGATCAACACATTACTTAGGAACATCATTAATGAACGCAGGTAAAGAAGATGTAAAAATTTATTGTGTTGATACTTTTGAAGGTTCTTCAGAACATGCAAATATAAAATTACCTAAAGACTTTTCTTCTATATTTAGAGAGAATTTAAAATTCTTTATTGGAAGAGATATGGTCAGATTATGTCAAGGCAGATCTGATGACATAGCCATTTTAGAAAGGTTTGAAGAAGCAACAGTTGATTATGTTTTAGTTGATGGTGCACATGAATATGATGCTGTCAAAGAAGATATAATTAATTGGTGGCCAAAACTTAAACCTAATGGAGTAATGTTTGGTGATGATTACTCTCTTACTTCAGTTTCGCAAGCAGTAAAAGATGGTTTGGGAGCAATACAAGTTGAATCTTATGGAGCCAATAAAGGTTTTGAACAAACTTGGTATTCTGCAAAGAACGGAGAGAATAAACAGTTTGAAAAACTTATTCCTGGTGTCAATACATACACATGAGTCTCTTTGTAATACACAACTATCAAAAAGAACTTAAAGCTGTAAAAGATCAGTTGTTTGATCATTTGACACAAGGGGTTGAAAATTTCGAAGAATATAAGTATATTCAAGGAAAGATACATATGATTGACATATGCCAACAGGAACTTTCTCGCCTGCTGGAACAAGAGGAGAAAATAGATGACTAAAACTTTATACGTGCCAGATCACGTATTAGAAAAATACAAAAATCCTAATGAGGGTGTCGACCCTGATAGGAAAGAATTACAAAAATTACCACAACCTGTTGGATGGAGAATCTTGGTCTTACCTTTTAAGGCTCAAGAAAAAACCAAAGGTGGTGTTATACTTACAGACAAGACAGTTGAGGACTCTCAACTAACAGCATCGGTCGCTTTAGTTTTAGCAACAGGACCAGATGCCTATAATGATAAAGAAAAGTTTCCTAATGGACCTTGGTGTAAACAAGGCGATTGGGTTGTGTTTGGCAGATACGCAGGATCAAGACTTAGAATAGAAGGTGGAGAAGTTAGGTTACTCAATGATGACGAGATACTCGGAACAGTTGAATCACCTGAAGATGTATTAACAATTATTTAACATGGGAGGTAAACCATGCAAACAGAAATAACATCTGGTCAAAAAGAAAAGATGGTCGATCTTGATACCTCGGGAGAGGGTGCCGAAGTAGAATTAGAAGATAAAGCACATGGCACAGTCAGTCCTGAAAAGTATGAAGAAGTAAAGACTGAAGAAAAAGATCCACTAGATCCAAAAGTTGAAGTTCAAGAAGAACAACAATCTGAGGAAATGGATCAATATTCAGATAAAGTAAAAAAACGAATTGATAAATTAACATACAAGATTCGTGAAGCTGAAAGAGAAAGAGAAGCTGCTCTTAGTTTTGCTCAAAACGTGCAAAAAGAATTATCAGACGCAAAGAAAAAAACTTATGACATTGACAAAGGTTACATGTCAGAAAGTGAAGTTCGTAATAAGATGGCTGCAGATCTTGCACGTCAAACTCTTATACAAGCTAGAGAAGCGGGTGATTATAATAAAGAAGAAGAAGCAAGAGCTGCTTTAACAAAACTTGATCTTGAAGCTGAAAGAATTCGAGTTACTAAATCTAAAAAAGAACAAGAGTATGAAGATTTCCAAAAAGAATTGGAACAGGGGCAGAAACAAGCTCCCGCACAAGAACAAAGACCACAACCTTCATCTAAAGCATTAGCTTGGGCTGAAAAAAATACTTGGTTTAGGTCTGATGCGGATATGACTGATTATGCTCAAAGAATTCATCGAGGATTAGTAGCAGAAGGATTTGACACGGAATCAGATGAATACTATGATGAATTAACCAATAGGGTTAAAACAAAGTTTCCAGAGTCTTTCCAAGGCTCGGATCAGGCTACCAGAAGCAACAAACTCGCCCAACCAGTTGCCTCTGCATCAAGGTCTGCAACCAGTGGGCGCAAATCTGTTAGGTTAACTCCTAGTCAGGTAAAAATAGCAAATAAACTTGGAGTTCCTCTAAGCGAATATGCTAAGTACGTTTAGGAGGTACAACATGACAGATACAAAAACACCAAGAAGTGCACAAACAAGGGCAACTGAGGAAAGAAGAAAACCTTGGAAGCCACCGTCTCAATTAGACGCACCACCATGTCCTGATGGATATAAGCAAAGATGGCTCCGTCATCGTGTAAATGGGGTAGATGATACTAAAAATATCAATGCCAAACTCAGAGAGGGTTGGGAGTTAGTGAGAGCTGACGAAAACGACAAAGACCTTTACTCTGCTTACAACGGAAGTATCAAAGCTTATGAGGGTGTCATCAGTGTAGGTGACTTGCTATTGGCAAGAATACCAACGGAGATTGTTGAAGAGCGTAATGCTTATTTCAAACGCAAGACTGATCAACAGACTGAAGCGTGGGAAACAGATCCGTTAAAAGAAGAACATCCTAGCATGCCTATCAATTCCGATAGGCAAAGTCGTGTGACTTTTGGAGGTCCTAAGAAAACCAACTAAGTCACTTTATAATAAAGGAGATGAACGATGGCAAATCAATCTGGATATTACGGATTTCGTCCCGTGAAAATGCTCGGTGCTGCTTACAATGGTCAAGGTCAAAGTGAGTACACTATTGCTAATAACGAGGCATCCGCAATGTATCAAGGCGATCCAGTAATACTGGTCGCAAACGGAGCTATTGATGTCGGTTCAACTGCTGGTGCTGAACTAATTGGAGTTTTTAATGGTTGTGAATATACTGATCCTACTACAGGAAAGCCTACTTTTTCAAATCATTATCCAGGCAGTGTCGCAGCGGCGGACATCAAAGCATTTGTTATAGATGACCCGAATGTAATATTCGAAGTCAAATGTGACGATAATAATGCAGCGCAAGCACAAGTGGGTACAAACTGCAACATCGCAACATACAGCGCAGGTTCTTCAATAGATGGAATCTCAAATGTTGTTGTTGATGGTAGCACTTTTACTACTAACGCAGGCGGCAACTTTAGAGTAGTGGGTCTATCAACTGATGTTGATAACAGTGATTATTCTGCAGCAAATGCAGCTATTCACGTTAAGATTAACTTACACTCTCTAACAGACACAACAGGTATATAGGAGGTTAAACTATGGCTATATCTAGAAGTCAACTCGTTAAAGAGTTAGAGCCGGGTTTAAATGCACTATTTGGCCTGGAGTACGGACGTTATGATGCTGAGCATACCGAAATATTTGAAACAGAAAATTCTGATCGAGCATTCGAAGAAGAAGTAATGTTATCAGGTTTTGGTAATGCAAGAGTAAAGTCAGAAGGTGGATCAATTGTTTATGACAATGCAACAGAAACCTTCACAGCACGTTACACACATGAAACAATTGCACTTGGTTTTGCAATCACTGAAGAAGCTGTTGAAGATAACCTCTACGACAGAATCTCAGCAAGATACACAAAATCACTTGCTCGTTCTATGGCAAACACCAAGCAAGTTAAAGCTGCTAACGTATTAAACAATGCGTTTGATGCTAACTTTACTGGTGGTGACGGTGTTGAGCTTTGTTCTACATTGCACCCAACTGTAGCAGGTACACTAGCTAATGAGCTAGCAACTGCTGCTGACTTAAATGAAACCTCACTGGAGCAATCATTAATTGATATTGCTGCATTTACTGATGAGAGAGGTTTACTTATCTCTACACAGGGAAGAAAACTTATCATTCCTTCAGAGCTACAATTTGTTGCTGACAGACTTATGGCTTCAGCAAACAGAACAGGCACTGCAGACAATGATATCAATGCACTTAGAAATATGGGCATGCTTCCTGAGGGATATGTAGTAAACCACTACTTAACAGATAATGATGCATTCTTCATCAAGACTGATATTCCAAACGGTTTCAAGTTATTCCAAAGATCCCCAATTAGAACATCTATGGAAGGTGACTTTGACACTGGTAACGTAAGATACAAAGCTAGAGAGAGATACTCATTTGGTTTCTCAGATCCTAGATGTGTATTTGGTTCTCCAGGTGCTGCATAAGCATTTAACCGATAACTAAATTTAAAGGGGCGTATGTCTTTGACTGCGCCCTTTTTTTATGCTTATATAAAACTTTATTAACCCTATGACCCTTCGGGGACTATTTACAAAAAGGAGATAGACATGGGAACAACTACATTTTCAGGCCCAATTAAGGCTGGAACAGTAAGAGAGGGTGCAAGCGCAAACGCAGGTTTTACCCTTATGGCACAATCAGCAGTAATTGATATTATTGGTGCTACAAACACAACAACAATTGGTATCGTACCAGCAAATTCACAGATCGTAGATGCTATACTTAATACAACAACTGTATCAAACGATGGTGGAACTGGCGTAGTGCAAATCGGAACAACAGCCGATCCAAACGCTTTTATGTCAGACACAAACGTTAAAGCATTAGGTGTAACACACACTGGAGGCACAACTTCAGCCGCTAATGATGTTGGTACAAGTGATGTAACCTGTACTGCAACTTACACAGCAGGTAACGGTGATGGCACAACAGGTGTTGCTACAGTAACTATACTTTATGTTCAGAACAACAACTTAGCATAGTACAAGTCTAGGAGATAATATGGCAGATACAGTAACAGGACCACAAATCTTACAAGAAAACGACAACAGAGCTACAGTTAAACTTGTCGTTGTGTCAGATGGTACGGGCGGTACTACTGTTATGGGTGATGTGTCAGCATTAGCTGCAAATAATTCAGGTCAAGCTGTTGCAAGAATTTCAATTCAACAACTATGGTTTAGTTGTTCTGAAGGAGATGGTGGTAACGCTTATGCTCGTCTGGAATATGAAGATAGTGATGGAGATATACCTATAATTACATTAATTAGTAGTGGTAACTTTGATTTTAGATCGTTTGGTGGACTACCATCAAACACAAGTAGTAACTCAAATCAAAATGACATTCATGTATTTATTCCATCAACAGCAGATGCTGGTAATACATTCAGCATAATAGCAGAGTTCAAGAAAATCTATTAGGATGGCAGATAAGCAGCCACCTAAAACTAAAAAATATTTCCGCTCCACCAAAAGTGGGGCGGGAATGACTAAAGCTGGGGTCAAGAAATATAGAGCGATGAACCCTGGTTCTAAATT